CCGATTCCAGAACCGTCACCACCACGATTGGCAATCTGTATCCAGTCGCCGGGGTTGAGGATTGCTCCCGCAAGGTCACGGCTGATCCCGTTCGTAAGCTCGTCGGGATCACCAAGGGCAGGGATGCTATAATTGGGCGAACCGACCCATGTCCAGTAGTGGCTGACGTCGCTCAAATCATTGAGCTGCGACATCGAATCTAGGTCAGGAAGAGCATCGAAATCGAGAGCGCCAATCGCGCCACCGCCGACTTCATTAACGGTGCCCTCGAAGAGCGACATCGCCGCAATAGCCGCATCAATTGCATCACGGCTATACCATGTTATCCACTGCCCGCCTACCGCATCCCAAATCTTAGCCTCTTCGTGGTTGACTTCTGTCGTGATCTGAAGATCACCGCGCCGCTGGTCAGTGAGCTGATCAGACGTTGCCCTTGTCGGCTTGCTCCAAATCTCCCGATTAAGATAAAGCCAGCCACCACCCTGTAGCGTAACAACCGGACCTATATTTCCAATCGCGAGGCTGGGCAGCCCGAAGTCCGTTGCATCAATCTGGGCTTGTGCTGCGACGGTCGCAACGGGAGCCGTCAACGGCTGTTGCGCGGGCGTCATATACGACGCTTCAGGGAGCGGGGTCGGCGGCAGTACCCACTGCCCCACAACCGTGTGAATCGGAGTATTGGTTGGCGGTGCCGCCTGAAGCGGACCAGGAACCGAAATAGTCGGATCACCCGGCGTCGGCACTGTCGCGGCAACCGGTGTGCCAGGAAGCGGCTGACCGGTGAACATCGCCGTGCCACCCGGTACGATCTGGTAGATCGTCGGGTTCACACCCATCAGCACAACGGCATCACCGACACTGACTGACTGCCCACCGATTCCACCGGTGTCACCCGTCGTCGGGAGCGTGCCGTTGGTAGCGACCTCGATCCACTGACCGATGTTGGTCAAGCCGCCGCCAGCAGGCCCTAAGCTGAACAGCGTGTCGAATGTATTGCCTGAACCCCCGATCGCACCGTAACGCTGAGAGCGGGTCGGAGGCGCTATGACGTTGCTGGCAGCACTGAACGCGGTCCAGGATGCACCGTTGAACAGGAACCAGTCCCCAGCAAGGTAGACACCTTGCGGTACAGCCGAGCCAGCCGGAACTGAGGTGTTTGTCGCTAGCTCGAACCAGTCGCCCGCCTGTAGCGCACCACTTGTCGCTGCCGTGACCTGCGCCATGCCAGTTCCAGCCGGAGCGAGATCGTTCAACGGAGAAACGGCTGGTCCCGGCGTCGTTGTCACGGGTGTTGCCGTGTCTGCAATCACCAGTGTCGTCGGATTGATCCAGATCGCTGCGGTATCGACCGGCAATGTCCCGACCGACAACGTGATGGGCGCACCACTGGCGTTGACCATATAGTCGCCAGCCGTTTGGGCAGAAGCGAAATCAGCAGCAGAGGTCGCTGGCCCGAGGAAACTCGTTCCCGTGACCGTCACAGGATCGGCAGGGCTCGCCACACCCGCGACAACAATCTGGCTGGTCTTACCAATCTGCTGAGTCGGGACCGCAACTGCTGCGAAGTTTGGCGGCAACACAACACCGCCGCCTATCAGCGTGTTGCCCGTCATGTTCAAGGCATAGCGTCCAACCTGCGGATCAGTGCTAACCCAGGTTGCGAGCGCCACGTTATCTGTGACCAATGTGCCACTACCAATCGCCTGCTGCACGGCTGGAGCCGGCGGGATGACCGGAGTCGGCGCATCCGCCACGTGGTATTGCAACGGGTTCAGACTTTCGATCACCAGAGCTGTGTCCGGGGGTACGATAGTGCCGTCCGGTGCGGTCAGATCGCCAGCCGTGTCGTTGACGATGTAATCACCGATGCGAGCATGTGTAGAGACAAACGTGACGAGATCGGCATCACTGCCAGCAATACCGAAGAACCGCGAACCACCGACTTGGCGCGCCGGTTGTGCTGGGCGACCGGGAGAACCTGTGAAGTAGATCGTGTTACCAACAGAAAACGCAGTCGTATCTGGATCGTGTTGCCCACTCTGGTCATAGGCCGCAGCCAATCCTGCTGCGATGTCGTGAATCGTATCGCCCGGCTGTATGTCGTAAGTGAATTGGTGGGTGCCAGAAGCCGTCGTGCTGACACGCATTACCGCTGTTGCCGTTGAGTTGGCAGCCAGTGGCATTGGCATATTGGTCAGGTTGATCTCAGCAACAGTTGGCACACCAATCAGGGGAGTGCCACGTGCCTCAGTATGCCTGATTACGCTGGGGGAAACACCGGTGCGAGCGGCGATCGTCGAGTCCCACACTACAAGCCGCTCAAGATCCTCATTCGAGAAATCATCGCGAATGACGAACATCTGCCCGTGAACAATGGTCTCAGTGGCTGGATCTGGTAAATCTCCCTGCCGACCGACGATTGTCACCCCGCCAACCAAAGGTGCCCAATCTGCCATCGTGCCGGTGTGCGTCGTCGGGTCAGCTTTGTACTCGTAGAGCAACCCCTCACTCTGCACGTAAACCAACTTGCCATTAGTAATACGTTCTAGAGGAAGTGCGTAAAGCGCGGCCAGGTCAACGACCACTTCGGGGGAAGGACGATCATCAACCCAAACCAGTTGATTTCCAACAGGGAGAGTCGGATCGTATTCCAACCGCTGCACGCGATCAGTGACCGTGTGATCTGGAATTTGGTTTGACTCGTACCAAACCTTCTGCCCTAGAGCATCCAAGCCCATATAGGTGTAAGTGCTTGACGTAGACAACACCCTAACTTGAGAACCCCTCGTAAGGTCTTCGGGGTCTTTAAGTAAATCACGGTCTGGAATGTCTTGGACAATGCGGTCAATCTGCCGAGCATCGAACCACTGCATCATGCCCAAGAGCGTAGTGTTACCACCACCCGGAGCAATGAGCAACTGGTTCGACTGGCTCTGTGCTACGGTTTGGGCAGGAATACTCGATAGCGCGCCACCCCCGCCACCAGCACCACCACCACCACCCCCAGCAATTTTCACCCAGTATTCATCGCTAAACTCAGCATTCCTTGGCACCGCTTTCTTACACAACCAGCTCGCTTTCCTTGCCTTAACTACGTCACCAACGCGGTAGGTCTCAGAGTAAAGATGTGGGCCACGGAAAATGCGGATAGGCGTACCCTGCTGCTCTTCCTCAGCCCGATTTTGGTCCCATAATGCCTTTGCGCCACGTAGCCCCGATTCCTCAGCGATTACGGCAAAAGATTCTACTGCCTTATCTACATAGCCATACAACTCCTTGTTCATATCCCCGATGTCGCAGTCTAAAACTACGCCATTATCGTAAGAAAACAAGAACTTGTTTGCACTGTACCTAATCGCTATGGCATTAGACGCATCCTTGCCATCCTTGCCGTCACGGCCAGGGTCACCCTTACTGCCACGTTGGGCGAGCAATCGTCCTTTATCACGCACCCATACAAACGCAGAACCCTTATCTACGTAGATGTCGCCGTTTTCATATTTAACGGTTTCGTCAAACTTACCTTTGAACTCAAACCCGAAATCGCCGATACGCTTCCAGTCTGTGGTAGCCCCAGGCTTGCGGTAAGTATCACAAGTAGCCTTATAGATCTTACCGAAATGAGCACTGACATAAGAACCTTCACGGTAAATACGTTCTGGCTCCCACGTTGCGTGGTTTACGCCAATACCGTCAAGGCCAGGCTCGCCACGCTCACCAGGCTCACCAGGCTCACCTTTTATTGTTTCAACGTATTCTTGAATCCCTTTGAATGCAGCTTGAATTTCTTCTGCGCCAACCTTTTCTTCGATGCTAGAATGAAGCTGCAAAAACTTTTCTTCGATGCTTGCAAAGACAGCCGTATAATCTGCCTGCTCATCTGGCTCTACGCGGTTAGAAAATGCCTCAGCATAACCGGCCAGTTCAGTTTTCAACTCATCGTAGGCTTTTTCCAAAGCCTCAACCTGACTAGCCGGGGCTTGAATGGCACTGCGCAAAGCCAGCTCAAGGTTAGTAACTGCCTCTTCTATATTAGACTCTACTTCTTCCTTTAACCCGACAATTTGGTGTACAAGAAAAGCTTGCCTGTTCTCATCGTTATCTTTAATTGCAGCTTCAAGATCAGCTACGGTTTTCTGTATCTCGGCACGAAGTTCTTTGTAGTTGGCGGCATGTGCTTCTTCAACACCAAGCACGCGGTTGAAAAACTCGTTAAGCTTGGTGTCAACCGCTGGAAACTTTGATTCAATAAACCTAATCTTATCGATTGCCTCCTGAATACGTGGCTGCAAAGCACCATACATTTCACTTTTCAGTGCGGTGCACTCATCAGCCGCCTTGGCACGAGTTTCTTCTAGCTTATCGTCGTAGCTGGGTAGGATTTCGACCAAACCAGTCACGGCTGACCGCAACTCGTTTACTTCACCGATGGCGTTTTCTGCAACGCCCAAAGCGTTTTCTGCAATGGAGTTATCCGGCTTTGGCAGGTTCTTAACGGCTTCGTCCAACTGCTGGGTAAAACTGCCTTTTAGTTTTTGGCTTTCGTCGGCAACCTTAGCCAGTATCCCTTCTAACTTGTCGTCGTAAGTCGGCAACGCTTCCGTCAGACCAATCAGGGTCGCCCGTAGCTCGTTGATTTCAGCCAAGGCGTTTTCTGCAATAGAATTATCCGGCTTTGGCAGGCTCTTAACCGCGTCGTCCAACTGCTCGGTAAGATTAACTGCTGTTTCAATAAGCGTTAATTCTACCTGATCAAGTGCAGACTTTAGGCCCGACTCTACGGTAGAAAGTTCCTTTAGGCTCTCACCAAAAAGACTATCAAGTTCACCCAACCTGTCTTCTAACAGCTTAGCCCGACTGGCTAGGCCATTGAGTGTGGGTTCATGATCCGGCAAAGACTTTAATGCGAAATCAACAGCCCTGTTTACTTCGCTAATTTCTGCCGCAACGTGCTCGGTAAACTCAGAGCGTAGTGTCTCTTCAATCAGCTCCAGAGTTTTGATGCGGGCTTCTGTTGTTGCGGTAGCTTCATTCAGCTCGGCCAGTCGCGTGTCCGAGCTATTGACCAGTTGATAATGGTCTGCCCGCAAAGAATCAACAAGGCCGTTTACGGCTTCTGCTTTCTGTCGTTCCTGCTCAAGCTCGGCGGCAAGCTTATCCCCACGAATACGCTCTGCATCAAGAAGCGCATGTATTTCGGCACGCTGTTCCTTAAGGATGTTGCCGACTGCTTCGTAAACTGGAGTAAGATCGTTCATTATGCGGCCATCGCTTTCTTGATTGCTTTCTCTGCTACAAGCCTTGCAGCGATCATTTGCTCTTCAGTCGGCTCGGGTTCTGGGGGCACAGGCTCTACCGGTGGTTGTTCCATACCTTTCGGTGTCATCATTACGCCATAGCTCAACGGCACCAACTGTTGCTGAACACGGGGCATATCACCGTACTCAACAGGAGGCAACCCTTCTTTGGCGCGGGCTTCATCAGGAGCGTACACCCCATTCTGAATAGCCTTAGCGTAAGCATCCATGCGCTCTTTCATATCTGTACGCAACAATGCGGTTTCAACATCCAACCAAATTTCTTCATTATTCGGTAGATTGAAGAAAGCAGTGAATGCGTCTTCAAAGTGGTCTATGTAGAAACCAAGTGCCGACTGCACGAAAAACCGCGCAAGAGACTCAACGTTTTGAAATGTCGCCTTTTCCAAGTCACCCAGCAAAAACGGTGGTACACGAAAGACCTGTGCAACCTGCCGTTCGGTCAATTTATAACTGTTGATCAATTCGGCATCAACGGCTGACATGGTTAACTGCTTCCAGTCCATGTTTTCCTGCAACACAATTGGCTCACCGGTGTGCGCCCGTTGCGTAATCTCCATGAACTTCTGCTTTATGCGTTGCATAGCAGGTTCAGACAACGCACCAGGGTGGCGAAGGATACCGCTCGGGCGGCTCATGTTATGGAAGAAATTCGTGGTGTGAGAGTTTATCTCCATACCGGCAGCCGCAGGATGCAAAGCCGCTGTAATTGGTGATTCTCCCACTAATGGGTGAACTGGAGTGAATAGCCGAATATGCAATACATCCCTTTGTGCAAACCACGTTGACTTGTCATCGTCCATTAAATCTGCGACTGCACTATCGGTAAATCTGTAAAAGATTTCACCGTCTACGATGTAGGGCCAAATGTAATCTGGGTGAATTGGATATAACGATTCAACTTCAAACCTATCGTTGCGCTTTGCGATAGCATAAGCGTTCCCATCGAGCAATAGGCTCCGCATCAAATACAGTATGAAATCAGACTTGGTTTGATAGATATTTGGCTTACGGAAAACCCTATGCGGAGCCTTATTCGTAACAGCCTCATGCCTACCATCTGGCAAGTGCCGCTGATGGACTATTGGAATACGGCTTAGCTCTTGCGCCAAAATAGAAATGCAGGTGTAAACCGGGCCGAACCGCTCAGCTTGTCTTGCAGATACGCTGATATTACGCTGCCAACCATCCTCCAAACTGCCCAAACCAATCACGTGCCCAAGCTCGCCGATGCCGGAAAAGGGTCCACGCCAGGAACCTTCAAGGGCACCCTTGATTGTAACGGGCAATTGCTTTATCCGGCGCCAAAGACCCATTGTTATTGACCTTCCTTACGGTAACGTCGCGTGCGAGAAGACCGAGTGTTGGTCCTTGGTTTCATAACCCGAGTCTCATAATCAGCCGGGTTTTCTTCAGGCTCAACAGGCTCAACAGGCTCAGGCTCGGCAACCTTGGGCTTAGCCAATCGGGTCTCATAGAGGTGCCCCGGTAGCGCACGAGATTTCACCGCAGTACCTTCTTTCACCATAGCCTCAACCTCAGACAAAGGCACGCGCTTAATCGCACGCCCACGGACGGGGGAGGTGTAGGACAACAGGACCATTCTTTCTGGCATAAATGTGTTTAGGCGGGGTTTCCCCCGCCTAACCTCTCGATTACCAGGACAGGTTGTTCAGCGCGTGAACCGCGTTGGGCCGAAGCAGGGTCCAGGAGGTCGGCGCGATCATCCGAATACCCTCACTGTAGGTCTGCCACAGGCTGCGAGCAGTGTAGCCCGCTGCCATAGCGCCAGCGCCACCACCAACGACCGGAATGCCCGCGTTGGCCGGAACCTGCCCGGCAGTACCAGCGGCGCCCGTGCCATCGTCGGCCATCGTCGGCGGGGTTGCGTCGGCGTTGGCTTCGACCACGGTCGCGACCTGAGAGATATCGAACATCGGCGTGTCGAACGCAGTTGCCAGCGCAGCAGCGTCGATGAGAATAGCCGTACCCTGCGGAACACTGGTACTGGACACCACTTCGACGCCCATGAGACGACCACTTTCCAGTTCGTCGCGGAAGGTCATTTCGCCCAACGGGCTGGTCAGCATACCGAGGCCGAGGCGGTCCATGCTATTGAGAAGCATCACCGGGCGGATGCCCATGTTCTGGCTGACCAGAGCACTGACCAGGGTCTTGGTGTCGGCAATGACCGAATCGATGCCGCCAGTCGCGTCACCGGCATTGACCGTTACACCAGCCAGAATGCCGCCGGGGCGAGTACCGGCAACCGCCGCAGCCGCCGAGAGAAAAGCGTTGTCCAGCACACGAGCGTAAGCCTTGCTCAGGCCGTCACGCATCAGGGCTTCTGCCTGCGGAGTGCTGCGCTCAACCAGTTCCATCGTCAGCGTGGTAATTGCGGCCAGCTTGTAGCGGTTGATGACCGCCGCTCCAAAGCTGAAGGTCGTCAGCGGGATTGCGCCACCCTCACCGACCCAGGAAGGCTCAGTCGGAGCATTGGCAATCGGGTTCATACGGGGCACGGTGATGGATTGGAACCCACCGAAGTTCAATTGCAGCGACCGACTGGCCAGAGCAGCGGCGACGGAGTTTGGCTCCAGGGTCGCCAGGAACCCCTGAACATCGCTCTGCACCAGTTCAGCCGCCCAACCGCTCGCCGTCGTGGTAGCCGGATCAACGGCGGTGCGCTTGGTGTAGTCGAAAACGGCGCGGAGGTCTTGATGGGACTTGTACCGCTCGGCGAGAACCTGCTCTTCGCTTTGCTTGGTCGCGTGGCTGATAGCCTTGACCAGGGCCATTCGGATGATGAGGTCGCCGGGGCGTTTGGCCGACATCTTCTGCTGCTGAATGTAAGCCGGTGCACCAGTCGCGGGGGCGCCATCGCCCTGATTGGTCGGCGCACGGTTGGCAAGAGCCTTTTCCGCACGCTCAAGAGCGGCCAAATGCTTGGACGAGCCTTCGACTTGAACCGAGAGCTCTTCGACTTGGGCCGTGACAGCTTCGTCTTCGGGCGACTCATCAGCCGCGGTGATAGCATCATTCAGAGCGTCACGCAAGCGCGTTAGCTCCTCCTGTGCTTTCTTGATTTTCTCTTGAAGATTCATAATCATCTTCCCAGTTTTATATCCGCCGCAAAGACGGCTGAACGCGCGCGTTGGATAACCAAGTTGCGCCTGTCGCTGCTACCTGACACGGTAGGATTGGCGGCCCCCTTTGTATTGAGGCCAAGCTGCTCTGCAGCAGGTCTTTCTCCAGGCTCGCGCATGGAGCGAAGAAATAGCTTGCCCATATCTGCCCCTTTCAGGCTTTTGGCCAAGCTTAGAGCTTCGGCGTTCATTGGCACAGTGCACAACGAACACTCCAGCAGATTGTTCCCACTCAACCGCCAGCCACCCCACGGGTTTTCCTCATCCAGTGGTTCAGCTTTGGTTGGAATAAAGCCGACAGATACGGCCTTGACGATCCGCTGCTCAATAAGGGAATGCAGCGTGTCGATGAAACCAGAGGTGCCGCGAGCCGCAAGCCGCAGCTTGCCGAGCAAGTTGTTCGCTTCTATCCGCACGTTTTCCCATACACCAATCGGGTTGTCCGTATCGTGGCCCCACAGGGCGATCGGGTTTTTCTTGAATTCACGGAGATTCCAGTCCTGTTCGACGATATCACCGATACGGTCTGGATTGGGCGTTGACATAACGAATTCAAAAGGGTCAACGACGCTTTGCGTACCGACCTTGAAGACTGTTTTCATTTACTTTTACTCCGAAGTTTCTTCATCTTCGCACTGGCAATACGTTTGGCAACGCCTTCGCGCTTACCACTACGAAGTTCACTATTCGCTATGCGTGCCCACTGGCGGCGTTTCTTAGCGCCACGGACTGTTTTAGGGGCTGATCGCGCTGTCCAGGGCATCACATGTGAACCCCACTTTCGCTTTCGTAAACAGAACTAGGCTGTTCCTCTTCGGCTACTTCAAAAATCCAACGGGCAAGCGCCATGATTGTCGCGACAGGGCCATCAATTTTGTTTTCGTCGCGGTCTTTACGTGGGAATATATTGCCTTTACGATCTTCCTTTACAACAACGTTACTGATCATCCAATTGAAAACTGGGTTGTTATTATGAAACAACAGGCCCTGCCGAACAAAAGCCTCAAACTCTTTCATTGGTTCACTAAAGTTACGGACTGTTGCCGGGAACTCTATCATCGGCACGCCCTTACCCATGAGCCTCTGCGCCAACTGCGTAGCTTGCCACGGGTCAAACGGAACTTCCTTGACAGCGAATTTTTTGCAGTCGTTTTCGATGTCTTCTTCAATTAGCTCAAAGTCGATAACTTCCCCCGGAGTCATTGTAAGGTGCCCGCCGGTCACCCAGCCCATGTAATTACTATTCCTATTCGCTTTGATAGCCCCTTCAGGAATATAGAGCTTAGGAACAATGAAATACTTATATGGGTGTTTGGAGCTAACGTCGAAATCATTTGGACGGCGAAAGAGTAATATCCTTGCAGCGATATCGACCTTGCTTGCAAGGTCAAGCGCCATCATGCACTCTTCGCCTATAAACTCTTCTTCGTCATAAGGCATCGCTTGGCGAGACCAAGCTATCGAATCCATCCAGTTTTCGCTGGAATTTGTCCACTCGTTCAAATGCTTGATACGGAAACTGTTTTGAAAACTCGGAACCTGGACCGCACGCTGGGCTAACTGTTCGATTGTCTCAGGGATTACGCTGTATCCCCAATTAGGATTTGCTTTAATCCAGGTTGATTTCTGTGTCCAATCGTCGCCGGGGTCAACGGTGTAGATTATGGCAAAAATAGAGTCATCTTCGACCACGCCTTCTAAGATCTTCTTGGCATAGTCGTGGATCTCAAACCCTATGCCACCTTGATCTGGACCAGCCGTGGTTATCATCCATATAAGCGGCTGGCTGCGTTTACCAGTCGCCGTCTCCATTACATCGTGAACTTCGCGGCTCTTATGCTTGGCAAGCTCATCAAGTATAGTAAGGTGAACGTTCAGGCCGTCAAGAGAACTGGCGTCCGAACTGATAGCTTTGAAAACACTGTTTGTGCTGTCCTGAGAAATCGTGTGTGCGTGGGTGAATACCCCAGCACGATTAAGAAACTGTTGACGCTTCAGCGCCATTGCCTTTGCTACGCTGAAGACAATCTGCGCTTGGTCGCGGCTCACCGCGCCACTATAGATCTCCGCACCGGCTTCGCCATCTGCCGTCAGCATGTAAAGTCCGGCTGGAGCCACCATTGTGCTTTTCCCGTTACCACGGGGTATTTCCGTGTAGGCTTTCCGGAAACGTCTAAACCCGTCATGCTTCCGCTTAAAGCCGAAGATG